CTGGACTCTGCTACCGCGTAGTATGTTGGAAGGAGGCCACCATCTAAGGCTGAGCCATACCTGATTAATCCAGATGGATCTTCAGAGTGTGCCGCGGCTAGGTTGGGATTCGTCCCACCATAAGATGGATGCCATGAGTTAGCATCGATACAGCAACCTCTGGGGCGTGGCCGGCGTTAGGATCTAACAAGTACCCTAACGTGACTGGCTCGCTACCCCTTTGGACTGTATCGAACCTTTCTTAGACTTCTTACGTGGCCTGTACCCTGACTTCGGTAGAACCTCGTGAGTCTGTACCACATGAACCAAGCTTTCGAGTGAAAGCGAGTCAGAGATGGACAGGTCACGAAGCATACCGATGCCAGCACACATGCTCGTTAAGTAGTTAAGAATGGTTGCCTTGCTCATGGCAGCGGTCTTACTTGTCCTAGTCGATAGGGCCGCAAATGGGTCAAGGAACATGCGAACATCGAGATGCAACCATTGCTCGATATCGTCAGATTCCCTAACCAGATGCGCCTTGTCGAACTCCAGTTGCAGGCTCTTAACATTACGTATAAGAGCTGCAATAGGAGGCAAGGACAGTAGTAGCGATTGGGCATCCAACCCTTCAGGCACCAAATCGATAAATTTCATCATTTCCAACTGGAACTTTTGAAACTGACCGATTTGGCGCTTGATGGCTTCTTCTATGACCCTAGCCTTGCATTCGTTAAGAAGAATGAGGACGCGTGTCCCCGCTCTTAAGAACGAGTTGCAAGAAAGGGCGGTTGCGAGCAGTATTGAGGCCAACGTATTGGTCTTATACCTTCGCAACCCCCGGCTGTCCTCACGGACAGGTAGCAAGAAGAATCTCCAGGCCTTCTCAGCCAGCCGGTGCGAACGCGCCGACTGGCCTAGAATGCTGAAGAGATCAGCCAACAAGCCCCGGGAAACCAGTGTTTCGGATCGAGGTAACCAACGTCCCTCTAGCTCTCTAAGCCAGGTCGCCACACCATAGAAGGAAACATGATTGATCAAGGTCGTCGGAACGACGTTTGATTTCTCATCTACTTTCTTAGTGCGAACGGCCTCGAATAAAGAGCCCAAGGGCGCGCCGGTTACTTCCGTACCAACGTGTATCCATCGTTTCGCAAATTCATATGTGTCGGCTGACACATGCGATTTTGTTACTGAGATTTCAACACCTAACTCCTCCATAATTGCACGGTAATGTTGTGCGACGAGATCGTCACCAATGACGATATCATCACCTAACAGAACGTAGTTACTGAACGTAACGGGCTTCCCCGCACGTTGAGCAGCTACCCGGACAATTACGTGGTGGCAGATACTGAAAATCGCCCAGGAACTATAAGCTCCCATGGGTTGCCCACAAGCATACCTTACGGTTACCTTTTGGTGTTTAACCCACGAGACCTCGTAGTCCCGGTCGATAATCAGTCTGCGCCACGCTTCCGCATAATCCGCTGCGACTAGAACGCCAAGAACGGCAACCTGTAGCCATACAGGGAACCGATCTGTTGCGGCGGTCAAGTCCAGTGAATGATACGGACCGGAGTGAGCCAGTTTGGCACGGAAGGAACCTTGATTAAAGGTACAATCGTTCTTAAGGCTCTTCAAGAAACTCATTGCTGAGTCATGTAGAGGCTTGAGAACGGACTGTGACCAGTAATCAAGAATTGCGACGATCCTCACCTTAGCTTCCTTGTCCTTGACAAGAGAAAGACGAGCGCTACGCCCTTTCGGCGTAAGCTTGAACTTCTCGAGCCAAGCAAGGGGGCTGAAGAGACGGACGCTTGCAATCGCGTTAAGGATCTCCTTTCCTCCCAAGACAGAGATGTCAGACATCTGCTGCTCAGTCAGTAAGGAGGCATCCTCAACGGACCCAACCATCGCCTGGGCATTCGGACCAGCTTTGGTGCTCACGTGGCACTCTTCCCATACGGGACGAGCCAGCTTCCAACCAAGCGCGACTACCGTGCGGACCACCTCACCAACTAATGTTGGGTTAATGGGTGGACCCGGACGAGTAATCGTACTTAGGTCGGGAGCTTTCCAGCCTGGTAAGACCCGGGAAATACCCAAAAGGGTAAACCCGAATCTTAACAGGGTGGAGTCACGAGAGGTAAACAGTAAATGCAACGGGCAGCCGATCGGCAGTCCGAATGTATCTAGCTGAACACCAAAGCCGGGGGATTCTGAAAGGGGTTGACGACACAGGAACCGTGTATATGACAGGCGGATCGCCTTGATCCATCCTATCGTATCTACAGTCCCACGTGTCTCAGCCCTCTTCTGAACCCGCCGAACCCATAACTGGATTAACTCAGCATGAAGCCCAACCGGTAGATAGAACCTGCAGAGCCACCTTACGGTGATCTGAAAGATGCTAAATATCAGTTTAAGTTTCATGTTGAATTAGGTGTTCCTACCCTAGGTTAGGAGTGAAGACTCCGGACCCTAAGCGTAGGCTATATCTTAGTATTTTACGTATGGAATCCTCCGAGGAACGGAAACCGACGAGCCCCCTAAGCGGGACTAGGATCAACTCACCCCCAGCTTCGCAGCTAGGATGTGAGCTACCTCAATGCGGAACACTGAGTTCACTCACCCTCGTGTGAG